TTGACGCTTGGAGAGCTTCAGAAAGAAGGTCATCAAGCTGGGCTAAAGTGTCGCCGTGTTGCAAATTACCAAGTGTCTGGCAAAAGGAAGTCTTTTTAGCTGTCATGTTATTTACTCCAATAACTGCTATTTCAATATTTTGTGATGTTGAAGCTTCTTGCGTAACGTCCCACGGTTGATACCGAGCACTTCAGCAGCTTCTGTTTGATTACCGCGTGTTTGAATTAACACTGCATTGAGCAATGGCTTTTCAAATTTATCGAGAGCAACTTGATAGGCATTGCCACGGTTTTTGCTAAAAAACTCTACAGGCAAGCTTGAAACTTCATTTTCTTGTGGTGGGGCAATTGTCATGTTTAAGTACTCATAGCTAATTTTGCAGCTACAGCACCGCACAAGAACCAGAAAGACAAACCCGCAAAAGCAAAACCAGCCATTTTTGCAATAACTACAGCATCTGCTTTAATACGAGCCCAGCGTGATACCTTTTGCTCTTCCGCCGTAGGAGGGCGATGGAGAATTGGAGTAGTTTGACTCTGAATAGTTTTTTGTTTCATAATCACCTCGTTAGTTAAAAAGCCCTGCTTGTGTTTAGTCGCCTTGCAGGGCTTTTTTCTGTCTACGAGATAAATATAGTTTTATCTATTATTAGTGTCAATAGGTATAGCTATAAATTTATAGGTGAATATTTGTAATAAGATAGATATATCTATAAATAAAAAACCCACCTGATAGGTGGGCAAATGTATAAAATTGTTTCAATAGGGCTTTTTATTATCCTGCACGCCAGAATTGACGACCCATTACTTTAAAGTTTTTACCATTCTCTTCAGTTACCCTTCTGTCTCTAAATTTTTCATTGAGACTATGAAGAATCAACGAGCCATCAGCCTCTTTAAATATCTGCTTTAACATTCCTTCACCAGCAAAATAAACAGCATAAATTTCACCATCGATTACTTCAGTTTGAGATATATCAATTCCAACTAAATCGCCGTCCTTAATATAATCCATCATGCTATCGCCCTTAGCTTTAATGATACGCATACAATCTTCAGTAACTCGTTTTTCCTTAAAGAATGAAGGAGGAAAGGGAATCATGCCGTTTATAGCATCAAAATGAAATTCAATGGACTCACCTGGTCCACAAGAGAAATTAGCTTCCACAACTTCTATCCAAATGTACTCATTAGTTCCTTTATGAGCCACTACTGGCTTCACAAAATCATTTTCAGTAAAACCATCTTCCGTTTTACCAGTTGTTAACCAATAGGCATCTACACCCAAGTATTTAGCAATAAGAGGGAGAAATGCGGACTTCAAACTCTTGCCACTTTCCAAGGCTTGATATGTTGGTTGTTTAATACCAACTGCTTCAGCTACTTCATACTGACTTTTTCCAGCTTTAGCGCGAGCTTCTTTTAGTCGAGTTGCCAAATCAGACATAACAAAAACCTTAATTTGTTTGGAGTTGAATTTTATAGTTGCAACTATCAATAATCAAAAAGGTATACCTATTGACTTTAGATAGGTATAACTATAAATTAACTATCAAATAGGAGTTTGATAGTCATGAGCCAAGATCTCGTCACAATCTACATGAAGCTAGTCAAATTCTTTGGTGGTCAAACAAAAACAGCAAACGCCCTTCTTGTTACACAACCATCCGTTAATGCTTGGATCAATGGCAAAAGTCAAATGTCTGAAAAAATTGCATTACGTGCCGAGCGTGTAACTAAAGGTCGCTTTAAAGCTCACAAGCTTTGTCCATCACTTAAAGAATTTGAAAAACAGCTTGTGAGCTAATTCTCACAAATTAACAAATGTGCGTAAACGTGAAAATTATCAAGGATTCACATATGAGTGAAATTAATTTAAGTCGAGAAGCTCAAGCAGCTCTCTATAAAACGGTTCACCAGTCACCTGGTATTACACCAACAGAAATTGCTGACATGTTAGGTGATTCACACAAATCGGTTTTGAACTATGCAAATCCGAACATGGAAAACCACTTGCCTAGCTTAAAAAAAGTTGAGGCCATGATTAATTACACGCAAAACCCTGCACTTATCAAGGTATGGGCGCATCAATTGGGCTTTGTATTAGTACCAGTGGGTTGTGACGGTGCAAAACATCATGAAATGTCAATTCTAGAGGCATTGCTTCAAAACAATGTAGCTAATGGTTTGGCTAATCAAAAAATTGCGGAAGTTTTAGAAGACAACATTGTGACTCTGCAAGAGTACGAAGAGGCTCATTCTATTTTTCAAAAAATTATTGAGTGCGTAACAGCGGCAGATAAGGGACTTCAGAAGCTGGCAAAGAGTCGTATTCCCGTTGACCTAGAAAAGCAAAAAGCCTGATCGGCAAATCAGACTTTTTAGTAATTCATTAAATTTGGAAATCACAATGAATACAAAAACTAATCTATCACAACATCCTTGTGAAAACAAATGTTCAAAGTTTAACGGCGAACAGTGCAGCACATGTTTAATTCAAGAAGTTGAAAAACGTGAGTTTGATTTAGGTTTAGCACCTGATGCTGAATATGTGAAATGCCAAATCGCTAAAGGTGATTTTGTAGTTTTTACTAATGACTTTAGAAATGATGATGTTCATCAAATCGATGCCTTTCAACCAGCGGAATATTATTGGTTGACTATGGGTGAAATTGTTCACAAAGACAATATTCGTTTAGCTACACCTATTGAGATTGAAACTAAACAACGCACTCCGGTTGATGTTTTGAAGCACTTCAAACGTGCTCAAAAAGCTCAAGGGGAGGTTTCTTAAATGAAAAAATTTATTTTTAAACTTGGTAAATATCAAGATGATTGGGCAGTTGTTTATCTTGACCCAAACAATACTTACAGCAAATGCGGTGGTCGTATAACTGTAATTTTTGGCGATTATGTAGGTACTCATTTTTTTAGTCATTGTGGAACTGAAACTTTTGAACAGTTTATCGCTAAAACAAGCTCTCATTATTTAATTGGCAAACTGTTTAATCAACATAACGAAATTCAAGATTCTGTTTTCATTGAAGATGGAGACGAAATTCTTGAACTTATTTTTCGTGAAAAAAGAGATGAAATTAAGCTAGCACGAGAATATGGTGATGAATCTTTATCGAAAGAAGCTTTAAGAAGTCTTTACAACGCATTGTATGAGGAACAATTTCATACAACTGATGAGCTTTATCGTCATCTTGATTCAGATGAACAAGCAACTATGGAATGTTTGTTTGGTGAAGAATGGGTATATGGCGAAGCACTTAAAAAAGACAATCCTAAATATCTTTATGTTGAATCTATGGTGAGTTCAATCATTGCCGAGTTTAAGAAATTAAGCGAGGTGGTGTCATGAATTTAGCACTTTTCCCAAATGAATTGATCATTGATAACTTTGCAGGTGGTGGCGGTACGAGCACAGGCCTTGAAGCAGCTTTTGGTAGAGCTGTAGATATCGCAATTAATCATGACCCGAAAGCCTTAGCAATGCATCGTGCGAACCATCCAGATACTAAGCATTATTGTGAGTCTGTTTGGGATGTGGACCCAATTGAAGCAACTCAAAATCAACCTGTAGGCCTTGTTTGGCTTTCACCTGATTGCAAACATTTCAGTAAAGCAAAAGGTGGCAAGCCTGTAGAAAAAAAAATACGTGGTTTGGCTTGGATTGCTTTGCGTTGGGCTGATTTAACCCGTCCGCGCGTGATCATGCTTGAAAATGTAGAAGAGTTTAAAACTTGGGGCCGTCTTGGTGAAGATGGTAAACCTTGTCCAAAGCATAAAGGGGAAACATTCAGAAGTTTTGTTAAAGCTTTACGGTATCAAGGTTATGACGTTGAATGGCGCGAACTAAAAGCATGTGATTATGGCTCTCCAACTACTAGAAAACGTTTTTTTCTTATTGCACGCCGTGATGGTTTACCTATTGTTTGGCCTAAACAAACACATGGCGACCCTGAATCTAATGCTGTTTTAAGTGGAAAATTAAAACCATGGCGCACCGCAGCGGAATGTATTGATTGGTCTTTGCCTTGCCCAAGTATTTTTACAAGACAAAAATCACTTGCTGATGCCACATTACGCCGTATTGCAACAGGCACAATGCGTTATGTAATAAATAACCCACGTCCATTTATTGTTAAGTCAAATCATGGTGGCGATTCATTTCGTGGTCAAAAAATTGAATCGCCATTACAAGCTATGACTAGTAAAAATGGTTATGCGGTTGTAATGCCATTCTTAGCCGGCGCAGGCGGTCCAAAATATTCAGCAAAACCAACTTCAATTAAAAAACCTATTGGCACCTTGGTAGCGTCTGGAAATTACAAAGGGATTGTTGCACCTGTTTTAACAGAATGTGCAAATGCTTCAACTCCTAGATGTATGCCTGCAAATGAACCATTAAGAACAATTTGCGCCGGTGTGAAAGGCGGGCATCATGCGCTTGTTTCTGCATTTCTTGCGAAAAATTACACAGGGGTAATTGGTAGTGATGCGGATAAACCTATTCACACCATTACATCTAAAGATCATCACAGCATTGTGGCTAGTCACCTGGTCAAGCTACGCAATAATAATATCGGTCATCGAGTTGATGAGCCTATTCATACCATTACTTCAAGCGGTGCCCACTTTGCCGAAGTGCGC